AAAAAAGCCATCTCTTGATACTTGTGTTCAGCTTCTGATAGTGTTTTAGCCTTTTCCTCATTAAGAAAAATCTTCTTGGCTCCGTTACATACCACTTCTCGTATATCACTCCAGACAACATCTCTTCTTACTCTTTCGTTGTCTAATTTCCTTGACCTTCGATCCAATTCATCAACATAAGCAACTGATTCCGACCTATTCATAAGCTACCATCCTCCGTTATCCCTGGAACTATCTTGTTAACCTCGGACATCTCACAGCAACGACCCTGATCGTCTTATAAACTCTATAAACGCTTCGTAAACCTTACCTACATCATCAATTTTTTGGTCTTTATACCAAAAACCACCTGGTTCCATTTTTATTATTTGCTCGCCACCAACGCACATCGCTATAGTTTGAGGCGGCACTTTTATTGCACTGCATTCTCCATCATACTTACTTACCATAACCTCTTCACCATTAACGTTCACTTGCTCGCTCATGATTCAGTATACTCCTTTCTCCCCTGGTTTGTCATATCTCGGACCACGGCTTGCCTATTTTGGAAAAGTCTCCATCAAACTCCTTGAAAACAAGAAGCATTGCAGTCACTTTGTGATTACCAAAATATATTTTACCTTTTGAAAATGTCCCTAAAGATGATTCCCACTCACACCCTACGTTCTCGCGATGTCTGAACAATACCGCCTCTCCGTCTTGGGGCCGCCATGCGGGAATGGGTTCGGCGTGTTTCCATGCTGTGCCTTGATCGCAAAAGTATGGAAGCGGGTAGTTTGTAAGATACCCAATTATCAAGTGTTCTGCTTTATTTGATTCGTTGGTATCCCACACCTTACACCGTACCGCCTTCCCCGTCCTCATCATCTCGATAACCCACTCAGGGGCGGCGGTCGTTTCGTCCTTCACTGGTTCCTCCGTGTTGATACCGTTGGCGGCGCAGCATCCGATCCATATATCTTTAGCGTGGCATGCACTTCTAGTGAGATTGTCCATAAAGTTTCTATACTTCGCATCCTGTTCCTTGTTCATGGGGTTACTCCTTGACCTTTTTCTGAAGCTTCCAACCTTCGTGTTTTACCTGTGCCACAATATCGCAGAGACTCGCTTGTTCGGCGGCTCCTTCTCCGTTTAGAGCAATATCAAGCTCACGGATGAGGCGGCGATGGTCATCTATAACCGCCTCGTATTCTGACGCTACCGTCATCGTGGTTCTTTTTATATAATCAGAAATGATGTCAAAAGCCTCTTTCGCATTACAATGCATGCATTTGTTTGCTTTTCTTGCTATACACGATCCCCAACCCGCCCCTATAAAATCACACTCAGCAATATAATTTACAATCGTATCCATTGCTCTCTCTACCACATCCATCGTGTTTGCCTCATTCTCACTCATCTCTTCCTCCTGTAGTCTTCCCCGGTGAACCGGAGTAATACCCCGCCCTCCGAAAGCCTCGACATAATGTCTTCCCCAACATAATTCTCCAAACAGTTAGCACACCCTTCCTTTACCGTACAATCCTTCCGTGTGTGCTTGTTCGATATCAGGATCAATGGAAGACCGCGCGTGTGCCTTTTGTCTATCACGTACGAAAGCCAATTCGCCTCCGACTCTCCCCCCTTCGTTCTCCCTATCTCGTCGATGACAAAGAGCGGATACCGCGCAAGCTCGTCAACGATCGCCAGTTCCGTCTTGCTCGCAAGTGGCGTGTATGACGCGCGGATCGTGGTTGATATCTCGTACATGGTCATTATTCGTCCGGTTAGTATCTTGAGCGCCGCGATTGCGAGGTGAGTCTTTCCCGTCCCGTTCTTTCCGGTCATGATGATTTTACCCACACGGCCGTCAACCATTGACCGGACTCGGCTCTTGTTGTGTTCAAGCTCGGGTGTATCGGTTTTGAAGTTGTCGAAGGTAACGTCGAAGTATGCGGGCTCGATATTCATTTCCCTGAGCTTCGCTATGCGGCTTCGGTCGTACTCCTCTTGTGCGTGCGCGTCGTGTTTGGCTATACGCTCCTCTGCACACACAGGACATCCGAAGTCAACCATGCGGCCTTCGAGCCCAGGTATGAGGTCATACTCTCCGTGCTGCGCGCATTTACCAGGCATCCTCACTCCTCCAAATCAAGCATAGCCGTCTGTGTATGAACCCTAAGCGGACCACCACGATCGGCGACCGGCACCGGGTTCTCGTAATCGAGATAGTTGTTCAAGAACGTGCTCGGGTTCTTGATGAACTGGTATTCCTTCCCCGTCTTTCGGATCTCGTCCAGATAGTTTTGAAGGCAAGAGAGTATAGAGTCAGCCCCTACCCCTCGCTTCATCATTGCCACGTATGTTTTCTCTGCTTGTCCCTTAGATACTTTCTTAGGGTAGAGGGACCAAAAGTTATTGAATGAATCACTATAATCCCTTTTTGGTTTTTTCTCTTTCTTTATCTTTAACTCTGTCTTTATCTCTCTCTCTAACTCTGGTGTACTTTCGTCGTACATTTGTACGATCTGTTTTGGTTGTATCTTACTTCTGTATTCCCTTATCCTGTCAGCTTCTGTTGACGACTTGCCCATCATTCCCTGTATCTCATTCATCCATATTTCATGACCATCAACGATGGAAATAATATCTAGTTCAACACCCAGTCGTATTGCCTCTTTAACATGCGCTATGTCATGGTTAATGACATTCGCAAGAGTAGCAACCTTTCCGGGGTCGTATGGAATGCTCGGAGTCATCATTAAGCGGCCGTCATATTTACTCGCCTTCAAGCACATTTTTAGAATAATGAGGCTATAGATATAGCCGTTCTCTGACGATTCAAGTATTTTTATATTGTCCTTTTCAAAATAATTATCTTTCAACTTTATGTAGTAATACTTTTGGTTGTCGCTCATTCAAAACCCCAATTCAATATCCGAAACGTCTATAAAGTCAGTGGGTTGTCTTCCCATTATCTTGTCTTTCAATTTGTTGTATTCATTCAAAGTCCCTAATTCCTTCACGGTTCCCTTATAAAGACAAACTATTCCCATGAATACGGAATACTTTTTAATAGGGTCAACGATTCCGCTATCTTTCAATGTGGCGGTTATCGCCTTGGTGGCTAAATACCACGGAAGAAACTCATGCGGATGCACTGGAATAAGGTTTATGACTTTGAAATCATCATCCAATACATAGTAACCAGAAAAATAATCGCTATTTGTTCTATCCCTGCCTGATATCAATTCATTTATTTTTTGAGAGTCATCTATTGAAAATACAATATCAATATCGCTGTCTTCTTTTGCGGTTCCGAATGCCTGAGAACCAGTCAGGAACCCTACTTCAAGAAGGCTGTCAATAAGATTGCTCATTCTGTCCACCCCAAAAAAAACGGCTTAGTAAGGGAAGAGGCGGTCAACCTCTTTCGCGCTTGCACGAGCGCGCCCTTACTAAGCCGTTCTATTCTACGTCACCCCGTGCAGGACGACAAGATACATGCCGGTTGACCATTCCGACAATCACAACTATACACCATAACGCCCGCCGCGTCAATCAATTATAGGAGGCGCGGGCTGTTCGTCCCCGTCTTCCCTGGACATCCAGTGGGTCACGTCGTCGATCAAGTACCCCCGCGACCCGATGAAGCAATGCCGCCCGAAGGTGGTATCCTTCATGCTTTCATACCGACCAGCGAACACGCCTAGAAGGTCGAAGTAGTACCATACTTGCGCATGGTCATCGGGCACGGTGTCGGTGATATGGTGCCATTGTCGAGTCATGTTTCCCCCTAATCGATTATCGCCCCGGACACCTTAACGCCCGGCACAAACTGATACCGGCTTGTCCGGTTGCTGATACACCGAAAGATCGCCCCGGATGTGTCGGCGTACCGATGCGCGGCCTTGAGCACTGAGGACGGATAGACCCGAACGCCGGTAACGAGACTAACGTGGTCGGTGAGGCCCCAGCCGGAAATGACGCAAGGGCCGAGAGTGTCCAGGTATGCCCAAGTAGCCGCGCGAATGGTCATTATGCATCAAGGCCCGCTATCTTGCGAGCTTCCTGGTATATCTTTCGATCGACCTGGATATCGACGGTTGAAGAGCGTTCCGTCATCTGTTGGGGCTCAGAAGCGACAATGTCAGCGATAAGTGCGCGCAGCTCGTCCGCCTTCCGTCGCTCGTCCGCTCGGATGGTGGCGTCATGCTCGACCTGGATCGCGATAAGTTCGTCATCGGTCCACTTGTCATTTATGCCGTGCCAGCTTCCGGTTCCAGGTTTCCCGCCGTGCAGCCTTTCGAGGTGCTTGACAGCTATCTCCATATCCGACGCTTCCGGCTGCGGTGTGGTGATGGAGTCGACGATGAGGTCGAACTGGCGTACGAAAGAATTGTCACCATCTACATGAATGATGTCGACCAATATTCCGCGCACTGTCTCTATCGCCTTCTCCACCTCGGCGCTCATGGGGAGGGAGGGGCGTCGCGGTATGTTTTTGTTTTCCGCAAATTCCTTTACTCGCGTTATGCATAGGTCTATAGTTGCGCACATATTGAGCACGCCATTATGATAAACCTCGGCATAGATGTATCCAGGGTGGCGCTTGCTCGTGTGTATGTTTCTGAGTTCGACGCGATCGTCAGCGTCTTGAGCGGCGGGGCGAGGCTCCCAAGCATGGCATGGATATTCTGGACCGGTGCTCGGCAGTAAACACTTACATTCCGGGTAGTGTTTAACGCACGTCTCGCACGTCCTATCCGTCATTGCGGCTGGCATTATGTCGTTCATAGGGACGAAACCTTCCCATGAAGGCGGTCCGCAATGTGCACAGTCTTTTCCCATTATCGAGCACTGGTTACACGGCTCTCTAGTTGTCGCGTGGCTCTTACCGTCGCACTCGTCGCCGCAGGCTAAGCCGGTGCATTGGTCGCAAGCCGTTGAAGTATGGACCTTGCCGCATACCGTGCATGCCTGCGGAACGTCGTTTATGTTTGTGCTCATCTTTTACCCCCTAGTTTGTGCCCCTCGCCTATAACTCCGTTAACCTTGCATTCCTTCACGCCGTTTTGTCTAAACTGTGATTTACCCCATGGGCAAGCGTATGACATCGTGCAATGTGACCCGCGACTATCAACACGGTAGTAAAGACAAATACCACTATCGACGTAACGAGGTCGACTCATAGTTTTGGCTCCCTGGCTGATATAATTCTGACGGCGTAGCGTTTTGTTTTATTGGGTATGGTTTTAGAGTATGGTCCGCAGTTGAACCTCGCCGCCGCCATGTACCACGTCCCGAATCGTCGGTGAAGGTCGGCCAAGTATCGAAGCGCTACCGTTGCATTGTGTAGCGGATTGCGTATGTCGAATATCTCCGTCTCGCCTCTCCCGTACCAGTAAACCGCCTTCAGGTGCTCGATGTTTTCCGGACGCGTGTGCAGTTGAAACAACCCCTCCGACGCCCATCCCGTAGCCTCATCCCCCACCGCGTCAGGGTCGCCACGAGAACCGGTCCACGGGTCGCCCGACTCCTCGAACATGAGGCGCGCGGCAACGGATCGCGGGACACCTTCACGGTCGGCTATGTGCATCACGTCGCGGAAAGTTGCGTCGTCAATCGGAGCGGCGGAAATGGTGGAAGCGATGAATAGAAGTACCGCGCATAGTTTCAATTGTCACCTCGTTTGCTCATCTACTGCGACGTCTCTCATTATAGCAGACGCCCACGATATCCAGGCTTCCCACTCGGGAGATAGGTCCCACTTGCAAGCCTTCGACCGCATCGTTTCAATCCCGGTAAAGAATGACTCCCAACAGGCCCAATCGTGAAACTCGCCGGAGTAAAAATTATCCGCGTGCATAGACATGTACTCATCACGCGTGAGCTTGTACCGGTCTTTGTCTTCGGCCTCTACCCATGATCCCTGACCGCGAGCCCATACCGTAGTCGTCCCGTCAAGGTTGAACTCATATGCGCGATCGTGTCCATGTTCGACAAGACAGGGGCCGAGGACGGATTGACCGGATAACTCGGCGAGTAGTTCACCACGGGCGCCGTAGTGGTCCATTATAAACGCCCCAAAAGATCATCTAAATATGACGACTTTGAAGCTTTTTTAAGTTCAAGGGCGGCAAGCCTTGACTTGTAAATGTCACGTTCGTTTGTCATCGCTTTAAGATCTTGACGAAGTCTGTCAATGGTTCCGATGGCTACCGTTATACCATGCCCACACCCAGGACATTTTACGATTATCTTGGTTACGTTTTTTTCGTCCATTTTACTCCCTCCCCACCAGCGCCCGGATGACGGTCTGGTATCCGGTACGGTCTACCACGAAATACGCCCGGTTAGGCTCGTAGCCTATTTCAGCGCGCGCCCGTGTCATAATTCCGCTGATTGCGTGGTCGATGTCCATATCAGTCGAAAAAGGTTCGAGCTTGACGATGGACTTGATGATGGTGCTGGTCATGATTTTATAGCCTTGTAATTAGCAATAGCCATCATATAGCCATCTATAAAAGCCGCGGCCCTTAAAGACGTGTCTCCTTGCCCATACCTTGGACATATATCCGAATAGTCTCTTGGTAAATGTTTGTAAGCATCAAACGTTAATTCAGCATCATGTCGAATATCATCCGATGGTGATATCCTTATTTTGTCATAATCAATTTCGTTCATTTGTCCCTCCCTGTCTTGTCGTACTCGCGGCCCATCCGTTCACACGCCGCCTTTATCTTGTCCCGAAACTGCGGGAACTTGATAGCAAACCCAACACGCCCTAAACGGTGAAAAGCAAAAGGCCCCATCGTGTGATGAACCGGGCAAAGATAGATGACGTTCCACGGCTCACGAGGCCCACCGGTTGCGCGGGTGATTATCTCGTGAGGGTCGGACCGTTCATTGCAAATCTCGCACCGGTGGATCTCGTTACAGTCGTCAAACTTCATTGCGTGTTCCCTGCCCACCGTATACCTTAGTCGGCACGTTATCGACATATTCAGTCAACCAAAGTCCGTTAGTATCGGCCCACCAGTGGATATATTCAATCAACTTTGCGGACTCCGCTTCCGTTGAATCCGCCTCGCTTATCGGTTCCATTTGGTGCGTTATCGCGTTAATAATCGATACGCCGTCATCGTCTCTCTGACACGGCCAAAATCCGTCTTTCATGGCCATAAGTTTCAAAGCGCGACCGATCTCTTCGGGCGAGTAGTGAACGGTTTTTGTGCTCAGTTGTTCCGCTATGTCCTCGTAGTGTCCATGTGTATGCGAGTTTAAGCTACGATAGCCCGTGCTTCGTGGTTTGCTCGCTTTTTTTAGTTCCAGGTCGTATAGTTCGTCTTTGCACTTCTTTACCAAAGCCGCGTATTCAGCGTGATACTCAACGGGAAGGTCGAACGATATGACGTTAGCGCTTCCTGTCTTTCGGCGATGAATACGCGGTACTTTCATGGGTTGACCTAAAACACAGGATCATCCACAAAATCATCTTGATGATCTTGTGTTTCCGCTGTTTTTTCAGGAGGAGGCAACTGTTCCGAGATCATATTTTTTACAAAGTTGGGAATAAAATCGCTAGAAGTATCAGGCTGCCAGTGAATCGATATAACGGATTTGCCATCTTCCATGACACGCTGAGCAGGAAGAACGGAAGCAACTTTTACTTTTTCTCCCTGGGGGACAATGTTTAACTGGCAGGCTTTTGTTTTGATTTTATCAAGATCAAAACCTTTTCGCTCTTCGTCGGTAAAAGCCTTTCCCCTCCACGAAACAAGATCAACTCCAAGAGTTGATTTATCCGAAATGCTTAACGTATATATTTTGGTAATAGTGAAATGCTTTCCGCTTGTTTTAGAAATAGACTCTATTTCCCACAATACAACCACTTTATGGGTAGGCGGTCCACCTTGATACCCCTTTTGAAACCCAATGTCAAAAACGTTTATGCACAAGGCGCGAGTCATCCCAATAGGTATAGGTTCGTATTCCCCACCATTGTCCCTAGCGACTATTCCCATCTTGTCCCCCTTCCAGCTTCCTCAGTTTTTCGGCGTTCACTTCCCCGATACCGCGAATAGGCTTGCCGTGGATTGTCTGCTCCCATTGCTCAACCGTTCGTTTGCTGACGCCGAGATTTTCGGCTAGATCGGCTTGAGTCCATCCATATTTAGCCCGTATGCGCCTTGAATCGTTTCCGTCCATGCGTCCTCCGTTGCTGATAGTGTACATCCGTCCGGCCGTCCTGTCAAGGTTATTTTGTAAGTCGATGGATAGCTGCCTCTACCCGTATGTTTTGCTCTATGGCTATTTCGTATTCAGTAATAAGCTCTAGCATAACCTTGACCAGTTCGGTTTTGCCGTTTTTTATAGCTTCTTGTCGACATAACGATCGTGCGCGGGAGCATGGTTTTTCTGATGTGGTCATAGTGCATTACCGCTATTTTGTGGCTATTTTTATAAAATCTTCTTTTGAAAATATTTCGTCACCTAGTTTTTTGCCTGGGCGTGGCATGTCTCGCATATCAATGCTGCCTCACCGAATTAGAGCGTCCGCCATATGATCAGCGCAAAAGTAGTTGTTACCGATTTGGCATACAGCAAGACAACCACATCTTTGCTCCACTCCTCAAAAGCACAGCCAGGAGTGTATTTAGTAGCGATGATTATTTGCCCCTTCATTTCGAACCTCCATTCGGTATCTTAACGTATCCGCCGTCAATCAGCTTTTGAAGATACTTCCCGTCCGACGTAAGCCGCTCCACTATAGCCGCCTCGTCCCGTCCTTCCATGCGCTTCATGCGTGGCCCCCGTGCTTTTGACGCTCGGCCCTGCGCGTCCTGGCCTCACGCTTTCCAACGTAATCTTCTATCGCGTTATCGATAAGAAGTTTCGCCCGTTCTCGGCTTCCCTTGGCGTAAACGTCAAGCCGTTCGTACAGTTTTTCGTCAATCTTCAAAACGACGGTAATCAATCCTTCCTCCTTCTTAGTCCGTGAGTAGCTCGTCAGGAATGCACCCATGATTTCTTCGCTACCCTGCGTAGCCCTGCGACTTTTTCGCTATCAACAGATTACACCACGCACGACGATAAATCAAGCGTTTTGAGAAAATAGGCATGCGTGGGTTTTTGTGGACTAGTCGGGTGTCTCTAATGGGTTACGGTCGGGGCTTAGGCCGATAGGATTGGACGCTCTTGGTAAAACAATGGCGTTTCCGCGCTCCAGGTCCTCCGTGCTGATTCCCGCGCATCGAGTCAGACACGCGGCAATGCGTCTAGCGTCTTTTTCGTGTTGCTCTTCCGTATCATCGCTGTTATCTACGCACGCAATGTATTTGTTACCATAAAACAACCGAACTGAGCCATACACCCATTTGTGTATTGACCATGTGTTTTCAGTATATCCCATTCATTCACTCCTTCACGTTATACACGTTGACCAACTTGGTCCCCGGCGTACCGTCCTTCCTGATCTTGTAGCCGAGTAGCCAATTGTTACGATACCCTCCGACCTGAAACTTGACGCCCCGGTCATCCTCGCATATCGAGCCTATGGGATGACTCGCCCACTTGATCGCCATAAGGCGCGACTCGATCTTGTTTATGTCGTGCTGTAAGACTTTCGATTTTCGGCGTAGGGCGTCCAGTTCCGCGCGTAACGCCTTCGCCTCGGCGTTGTCACCTTGCATGGATGTCCCACTTTCGTTGATTGCGAGAACGTCGCCGGTTGAGCCACGGCTGGACCACGTTGAAGTAAAGCCACGCCACGGCCACGATGATGACGACGAGGGCGTAGGGAAGGGCGGAACCGAGGAAGGCGGCAAGGGTCATTTGTCAGCCTCAAGTTTCGCTATCTTCTCACGCAGTTTCAAAACCTCTTCCCGATATACGCTTGCGTCCTCTATGTAAAGACGTGCTAATTTTAAGTTGTTATCTGACGACTCAAGGGCTAATTGCAGCCTTGCCTCAACCAGGTCAACAATTTTACGCAGGTTTTCGTATGCTCCTTTGTAGTAATCAAGATCGGTCATTTGTGGGCCTCACTAGTAAAGTACAAACACGACTTTGATTTTTTATCTAACTTGAGCGTTATCCATTCCAACCGCTCAGGGTGCCGGTCTTGGGTTAAAGTCGCAAGGCGCGGACACTTGTTGCACAGCTTAGGTGCGCGGTATCCCATACATGGTGACATAGATCCTCCTTAGATATTCAGGGCGGAAGGGCTTGAACCTCCGATCGCGGGATCAAAACCCGCCGCCTTACCGCTTGGCTACGCCCCAAAGTTCCCCTCATCGCCCAGGAGGGAGTTGGGACTGCCAACAAAACAGCAGGAGCGAACGGGTAACGATCCCGCCTTGCGTCTGATCCGGCCAGCGGTTTACAAACGCAGTTCCCATGACTCGCCCCTAAACACCCGCGCCGCTTTTCACGACGCAGGGACTTGCAAACCAACAAAACTCACGTTTACTAGTACGCTTTTTCCCGGTGCGCTAACCCGAAAGACTTCTTCGGCTTATCCTCCTTTTGTGGCCGAGGCGGAACTACCCGATACGTCTGACCCCAGGTAGATACGACGGCTTCGCTTGCGCCCGGGCCGTAACACCGTGGCGCTTTTGGTTGATGCGTCTCTCGTCGATGGTGACCGCGATAAACACAGGCGGCGGTATGGTTGCCTCTACCGGTACGACCGGGAAGGCGAAGTTGACGAGGGCCGCGAGGAGAAGGATCAAGGCGCCTCCTTTACCAACGCCATGTGTTACGGTTGTAACGAATAGCGCTCATGTGGCGCGCAAGGGCTTTTTTATCTCTAGATATTGCGTACCTCAATACGCGCTTCCGCTTTTTTCTCCACGATCCAGGATTTTTCACGTCACCTCCTTCCTGTTTTTCCACTTATCGCAGATGTTAATCTGCACCGCACCGGCACAGAAAACCGCCATGATTGTCAGTATCGCAAAGTTGATTATCAGGTCGCGCATGGGGCCTCCTTTTCGATTGGCTCGATGACGACGTTCAGCCCGTCGTATACTATTTGCGCCTTATCATAGCCAAGCGCCCGCCACTCGTCGAGCTTTGACTCTTTGATGGTCGGCTGAAACTGGCGCCCGCCCTTTTTTGGGATTTCTACGCTTCCCATAACGATTCTTTGCGTTACCATGTCCATAAGATAGCACGCCTAAAACATCTTGTCAACATATTTTTTCTTTCTTTTTATGTTATTTTTATGTTGACACGGCCAGTATATGGTAGTATACTGATATCAGATTGAGAGTGAGGAGTGAGAAGATGACAACCAACACGGAGAAATACGACGTAGAATGCAAAGTGCAAGGGCATTGGTCGAAAGCTCAGATTGGCTTTGACGTAAATGAAACCGAAGCTATATGCGTCGCCGCTTATTGCAGAATGCACGGCGACGAAACGCGGATCGTACACGCTGATACCCAAGAGATTGCTACAATACAGTAATCGCAGAGGGGCGCCCACTCGGGCGCTCATGCCCCGCCGTATGGCGACGGTAACGAGGATGAGAATGGAGGATAAGTGGATGTGTACAAAGGTGGAAGTTGAGTGTTACAAGTGCGGCGCAAGTTTCGACGTAGAAATACCATGCTTGCCATTTCAGGACGAACGAACGGAAACAAAAAAGGCCGAGTGTCCTATATGTAAATCTGATTGTGGGACGGTTCAAGTAAGCTTAATTATTGCATATCCCACTCACCTAGCCGCTCACGGGCGGCCTGGACGAACGGACTAGAAAGGAGATAGATGATGGCTTATCTGTACCAAGTGCGTAATGGGGATGATGTATTATACGAGTCATTCGCAAGAATTAAATGCGTCAAGTTTATGACTCAGGAACAGTTTGATAGTTTGCATTTGAGGCTGTGGAAATTAGAAAATAACACATGGAGGATTATTGCCGTAAAAATGGGCAATAATAAATTATCGTGGAAACAGTAAACACTCCCATGACAAAATCCGCGCTCCTCGCCTCCGTCCAGGCCGAGCGTGATCCTAACCGGCTCATGCAGTACGTGAGGAGTTGCTACGACGTGGATGTCGTGAGGGCGGCGGCCAATCGCTGCTATGAACTAATGGAGGGGAAGAAATGAAGACGGCATACGAGAAGGCAGTTGACGACATATTCGCAGCCGCGCTTGATGAAAGCACAAATAGGCTCACCACCGAACAATTCAAGAAGGCAATAGCCGAACATCTCGAAGTAGTTTTCGTACCTCGCATCGAAGAGAAAAGCGACCTTGACAGGCTGCGTGAAGTGGCGCGAGGAGAACAAGCCCCCGCATGGAAGCCGGAGGACTTGATCGGCAAGCTTGTTGAAATGTGGGATGACGGCTATGAGAACGAAAAACCTGTTTGCATTCTCGATGGGTTTGACATCACCATGAATAAGTCTTTGCATGGGCATCTAGGCTATGACCACATCCGCCCCCTCACCGAAGCCGAAGCGCTCGCGCTTGTGTGGAAGCCAAAGCCGAAGACGCGGTATGACGATTGCCCGGAATGCAAGTCAACATATCCAAACGCACACGCGCCAGACTGCAAAACAGGACAGGCTTTTCAATGACCGCCACCGTCCAACAGGTAGCCGACCAACTGGACCTATCACCTCAGTACGCCGCTAACGTGGTCGCCGAGGTGGAGAACCGCGCACGGTGGATACGCGAACAAGCACAGATAAACGACGACCTTGAGGTCGCGGAAGAGGACGGGGATTGATATGCGCGAAAGTGGGTTTTACGGAATAGGTGTATTCATGCCGAAAACAGAGCACAACTATTGGACATTATTCAGAACCGCGCAAATACTGGACGCTGATTTTCTGTTTCTAATCGGCGCTAGATTCAAAGTCCATTCGGCCGATACGATGTGTTCATATCGTCACATACCGGTTTTTTCATATACTGATTTTCAGGATTTCAATTCTCATCGCCCATTCGATTGCAAGCTTGTAGGTATAGAGCTTACCGACAACGCAATCGAAGTAAGCGAGTACAAGCACCCAAAAAGGGCCGTATACTTGCTCGGGGCCGAGGACAACGGCCTATCACGCGAATGCATAGACAATTGCCAAGACATAATAAAGCTACACGGTAAAAGATCGATGAACGTATCAGTCGCCGGATCAATCGTTTTGTATGATAGGTATAGGAAGCAGATATGAACCGCTGTTCCGTCTGCGGCCACGATATCCCGCGCGGTAAAGAGAAGGCGCTAGGCCCTGGGGTAGCGATATGCTACTTTTGCGAGTGCATAATCAAAAAAGATGAGAAGCCGCTATGTACGCGCCTTCACCGGCCGCGACGAAAAGCGAAAGCTTGCCGATGAACGACCAGAAGCGCGCACGCTTTTCAAGGCGGTCAGCTTCCTTTTGTGCCTGGGTGATAGAAAGCGTAGAGGCGTCTAAATCCATCTGCAATTGCCTCGATTTGGCCTCGGATGTCGCCGCCTTGATTTCTGATTGCGTCAGCGATTCCGTCAATGATTCGTTGCTGGTCGTCAAGTCGTCGTTTGTTTTCTGCAATGATTCGTTGCTGTCCCTTAGCAAGCCGATTCGCATTTCCAATGTCGCTACGAAGTTGTCGAAGTTCTCCGGTAAGCTCGACGTTTGAATGAGTAGCTCGTTCCAAAGAGCCGAGGGCGGTTGCGAGTTCGGCGGCGAGCTTGCTATCATTTCCTCGGAAAATGATAAACACGGAAGCGATAGCCCAAAGGCCAAGAACAGCGATAACAACGTAAAGCCATTTTTTCGACACATTCGCGCCTCTTATTTTTTTGCCGGCCGCTTTGTCTTTCGCGCCACACGCGCACGCTTCACGTCGCCTTCCTGGTAGAAAGTAAACCCTCTGGTAAACGAAAACGATTTGACGTCAAGTTTGTCGAACACGTATGCAATAGCCATAAGAAGCACTACTACTCCGAGAATGACGGCGCCAAACGCAATAAGCCATTCCATGAATGACATTTTGTTCATAAGTATTGCAAACGCCTCTTTCATGTTTCCCCCTACGCCTCGAATCCTACATACAAACAGTGCCCGTATCCTTTCGGGTCGTCGTCAACCTTCAAAACTTTTCCAGCCACCGAACGATTCCAGTAAATGAGCAACGGCGCTCCAGGTTCTTTTCGGTTGATAGGTACAACGTCGTACCCTAGATGAACTTTACCTAGAGCGGATTGATACACGGGATCGGCGTAATGAGTCGTTATGACTATCGTTTCCTTAAAAAGATCCTTGTCGATGAATAGATTCATCTGACGCGGGGCGGGTTCCGGGGCTCCACCTTCAATGTCTCGGAGTGTGTACCGAACGTCCTGAAATCCGTGTACGCAATCGGTGTGAAGGTGCGCGGCTGTGCTTTGTCCACTTGTCCCCATTTTACCGATGACGTCGTCGGTATTTATAGGGTCGCCGACTTCCCAGGCCGGAGCATTTTCAAGGTGAGCAAAACGAACGGTATATTTCACGGCTTAGCCTCTCCCTGGAATGTTCGCTCAATTCCGACAGGCTGTGATTGATGTCTAGTGCTATTTATAACAGCGTTTGTACTCCATATATTTATGAATATGGATATTACGGATACGGCTATCATCATATATGCAGCTCTATTTACTGTTTTATTCTGATCAATGACGGGATGGCTATCAATATGCCCATCTATTTTTTTTTCAAGATTTGATACTTGCACTTCTAACCTCGCAATGGCAACTTCTGGACTTTCATTGTCGCCCATCTCTAATTTCCTTTTTAGCTATCTTTATCGCTTCTTTGGCAACATTGACAGCATCTATGACATTTGATGAAATATAATCTTGTAAAGCAATATATACAGTAAATGATAATACGGCATAAAGGGCAGAATCAAAAACCGCACGGAACAGCATGTTTTCTGCTTTGATAAATTGAAAGTATGAACACATAAACACAATAACGATTGATACTAATATGTAAACACGGGCGATCCGTAAAGTATGGCCAAACGTAAAGAAAAACACCGTTGATATTATCATAATTACCATTCCAACGTGAAACACTTGAAATGCCATTATATAGCAAGATGTTATTAATAGCCCAATTAATTCGGAATATTTACTTATTTTATTGTTAGATATTAACGCTGCAAAAAAAGGTATCGTTAATAGTGTGTATTGAGGTTCACCAATAATATAATGTTTGAAGGCTACAACGACTGAGAATGCTAAAAATATTGCCGCCGTAGCCTTTCTTGGTATCATTTACCAACCATAGTTTTTTACAGCCGTTTCAACAGAAAAGATATCTTTTATGTCTGGATACTTTTCTTCATCAATCAGTGCTATGACTATCAGTTTTTCTTTTTCATCTATGTATTGAGTTTCGCCATGCTCTATTTCATAATGTGAGGCTTCCCATATTTTGAAAAGATTTACAAAATGATCGGCTCTACCAACGTCGTGTGGAAACGCCCTAAATGCAAAGAACACACGAAGGCGATGACCTAATTCTTTTCTGTCGCGTTCGTTGCGATAAAACGGGGATTCTTTGCCTTTTTCTCTTTCGTCATTATATGCCGCTATAATTCCAGGGACCCAACGAGCGGGTTCATCGGCAAAACATGCCCCCGGAATTTGAACTGCAATATCAAGCACATTTACCATGTTACACTCCAATCAAAATATAGCCCCTTACACAAGGGGTGTAAGCTATTCAGTACCCCATACGATGTGAGCGTCGGGGTCATGATCGCGATTATAAATCTCCCACATTTGACGAGCAATGCCTTCTTTCCACATTTGCCATTCCCAATCAAACTCAGCGGTGTACGGTCCGTCTACGATCGCTCCAGTATCAATGCAAAGCGCGAATTGCCACTTTCCGAGTACAGGGTCATTAGTTGTTATAGGTGCAGGAGGTGCAGGCATGGGGACGTTTATAAATCCCCACTGTTCACTAGGGTTATCCCTATTATGAACTTCAACCGTTATAGCCACCGCTGCTTGCAAAACATCTATTCTATCAGGGAACGGCTCATACCCTACAACAGCTTGGTCATTGTAGAAAATGTATGCCCATCCCGGTTCAGTACAATATGCAGCGATCGGGTCGCCGTCGGCTATGTTATACACAACGCTGCGAGCAATCGAGTCTTTCTTTACCGGCTTGCGGATCCACTTATACCCGGCAGAATCAATATCTTTAGTTCGGTCGTCTTGCCACGACGTATCCTGCTGGTCGATTACTTCCGGATCGTCGGCTTCTGTAGTGGTATTCGTTCCATCGTCGGCACTTTCCTCTTCGGTAGTTCCCACGGCTTCATCTTTGTCGTCATCATTTCCGCCTGATAGGTCGCAAGATAAACAAACAAACGCAAAAACCGAGATCAGTAAAAACCACTTTTTCATAGTGGCCTCCTGTTAGCTACAGTATATCATATTTACGCCTTGTCATCAATTTCAACAACTTCCCATCCGTCTTTTGGGTGGTCGCGGTTCCACACTTCAGCGGTAATCTTGGCAGCGTAGGCAAGCGTCTCGTTGTAGCGGGCGTCGCCGTCGAAAGGGTGGCGCTCAATATTGACGTTTTGAGCGTTAACTATAGTTATGTATTTCATGCTGTATAGCTCCTTAAATGTAGATAGTATTCTGTTACAAACGCCGGGCTGTTCGTGTCTTTGGCGGTGCGAGGGGTCGTAACCCCATCGGTAGACGGAGCCCCTACTGATATTTCCCCTACTTTACTCGCTCTACTAGTAGAGGTAGTGGAACCAGTTATATAATCCCAAGGTCCGCCGCCGCCAGAAGCGTTAACCGTAAAGTATGAAGAAGAGTGGAAATGATTTTGCCCAAAACCTCTTCTTGCCAGCCCGTTGACCATGTACCCGTTATCATCCCCGGCGCCATGTATCGCACGGCCACGAGCGCTGAACACGCGGGCGGTCGTCGTGCTTCCCGCTATGCGGTTTGCGTAAAACTCAGCAGTAGCGGTGACGGCCCCTGAGTTGTTGCCAGCAACAAAAGCAAATGACACTGTACGACTTGATGAGTTTACGTTTGTTAGTGCATACGTTCCGGCTGCAATGTCTCCGATCGATGACGCTAGCGTGATTGTTCGCCAATTGGAATATGATCCGTATGAAGCTTCATCTTCAAGAAGCGCATTCAAGAATGCTATATGATCAGCATTATTTGTAAAAGTAAGTGTTGCGACGTTTGCTGCAATTGCCCAGTTCGTAACGCCGTAACTTGTAAGGGCTCCGGTTAATCCGTCCTTGTATGTAACTTTAAGATTTCGTAAATATGTTATAGAGGCAGCCGGCCAATTCGTTGTTGATATATCTACATAAGTATTTATGTTGGTTATACACAAATCAGGAAAATATGAGTCAGGATCTAGCGGGTCCCATTCGGCGGGGTCTCTAACATCCATTAGCGAAAACACTTCTCCTAAAAAGTGGCCGTATTCTACACTGTTTTTTATTGACGCAAGACTAGCAGTTGCCAACAAAGAAGTGGCGTCAAGAGCTTCCGCCATAGACAACGATAGATATATCGTCTCTTCGTTGCTGTTCTTAACAAGTATAGAGTATGCCCCGTCAACATACAGACGCCCTGGAGATCCGCCACAAGCGGGATATCCGATAGTCGTTCGGATGTTTGCGGCCGGTATGGTCAACGCGCTGTCCCAATACGAAGCCTTGGGACTTGTAATAGGGTTTAGGTTTTCAAGGCCTATGTATATGTAACCACCTTCAAGCGGGTTTCCGTCTGTGTCGGTAAAATATTGAAACGGAGACTTAACCTCTGTGAGCATTTATTTGCTCTCCTTTTGCGTTGCTGATTTCTGAGCTCTACTTGCCTCTAGCACGCGACGGATTAAAGCTGCCTCTTGTTCACTTCCTGCTTTTGATTGAGATATCTTAATCAATAAATCACGAACAGGTTTCGACTCATATAAATTAGCCAATCCACCGGCTAACGCCATACCAGCCGTGGCACCTATGAATCTTTCCATTGTACTTCCTGGAACTAGAGTAGCAAGAGCTGCATAAGATGCTGGTATCACAACGCGAGCCCCTGTTGCGGGATTGGCTGCGGCTTCTACAGCCCTATTAGTATTTTCTAATACTTTTACTAATCCATCAACTTTTTCTTTATCTTGGTCATTAAAAAACACTCCAACTTGAGCACCTAGCTTTTTGTATTCTTTTGCAAATGCATCAGGTACTATTTCACCTTTTTTAGCAGATGCTGCCTTTGCAATAATTGCGGACTTGACATGATCCCTTCCGTTTTCTGACAAATTTCTATACAAGGCTCTTGCATCAGATTCTTTACTGCTAAACAAAATTGTATTTATCATTTCAGGAGTTGCCTCTCCTTTTTTTATGGCAGACTTCAACGCGGGAAGTTTCATCTCGTTCATCATGTTTGATAATTGCTTGTTTGCTACTTGCCATTTATTAAGGTCAGCTTGACCGCCAGCCTTTGCGATGTATGACGTCATGTCGTCTTTTACTGATCCGTATACATTGGAAAGCACCTTCTCTCCGGTAGACCTAACCGCCGCGAGTTCCGGAGCTTTGAATACTTCGCCTATTTGTTTCCGCAGTGTTTCAACGTTTTTAAGGTCTTGACCTTGTATAGCTTGTTTCCAGTCTTCAAGTACACCAATAACGGGCGCAACTTGATCTGTTTTAAGGCTTTTTAGCGATGCAATAGATTGATCAATTTTTTCTACTGTTTTAGGCATAGGAACGAGGGTGGGTACATTACCGCCTTTTTCACCAAGCACTGGGCCCGCCTTGCTTAGTTTTTCTATTACTTCGTTTTTTGCCTGGCTCCACTTGTTAAGGTCTGCGGATCGCTTTCCAAGAAGATCGGCCATAACATCGTCAGAAGCAGACGCCAAATCTTCCGCTCCGTACTGGCGGACAACGTCTCGCACGGCTTCAACACGCTCACCTTTCTGCCCTTTTCTCATTCCTCCAGTTCCGAAAAATGGAATGTCTTCTCCAAACGATTGTATTTTTTTTAACGCTCCAGCTTGCGGAGGAAACACATCAGATGTCTTTATTCTTACTTTTGCTTTTTCACCAGCGGTTACTAAATCATTTCGCACTGGAGACGGAGACACAGAAGAACCAAGTAAACTACCGGCCATGCCCGCCCCAAGCTGAACAAGCGGGTCAGCCCCCGCCTCTGCTGCTCCTTGGCTTGCGATTCCGGCCCCTATTCCGCCAGCAACTTGTTGCACTGGTTGAGCACCTACAACTTGCGCCGCTTTCTGCGCTACAGTCGGAGCCAACCCAGCTCCAGCGGACGCAGCCTGTCCAGCTCCAGCCGTAAGCGCCGCCCCGGTCAATCCAGCCGTCCCCGCCTCGACAATGCGCTGTGCGGCAGTCTCGGATTCAGGCACACCGAGTTTGTCTAGTAAAAGCTTCATTCCCTGCGCGGCGGGAAGCCCCTGGTATTCTTTCGGTAAAACCGTATTGAGAAGTGCAACGATAGGATCCGTTACAACTCCAACCGTACCAGCCACTCCTCCAGCCGCGCCACGGACCAGCGAAGACGCGCCTTGCGATAGACCTTTAGCAGCTCCTTCTATTACTTCGTTTCTAGGCTTAGGCACTTCTTCTTGAGCTTTCCCTGCTTGTAGTGTCGCATACTTTTGGCCAGCGTTTCGAAGATGCGCAACTTTATCTTTTAGCCTTTGATCGTTTTCGGGTATATCATCCGGTATTCCGTCAATGACAATCCCGTCTTTTGTCTTTATGGAGTACGACATTAATAGTCAACCTCCCTTGTCGGGTATTTTTGCTTTTCAATGTTTGATAATTCAAAACCTGGATTGTTTTTAGGCGCCGTTGGCCTTTTTATTTCCGGGGCGTTTGCAATAGTCCCAAAAACATTGGTCGGTGACAATCCATAGCTTTCTACAACGTTAGTCAAGTCTTTTCTGACTTTGCCTTCATACCCTTGCGAAGCCTCCATGTATTTCCCGGCAAGACTTGCAAAGTCTTTCCGCTGTTGCGGTGTCAAAAATTGACCATTTTTTACTTTGCTTGAAAGCGATACAAGACTACCGTATAGCCCGGACGTGTCTCTTGCGGTAGCGAACTCTGACTCACGGACCACAGATCCAGGGTCAAGCATTTTCATGAACCCGGTTACGAGCGCTACGTCTCCCGCACCGCTTTCGTCCGAGGCCGACGCCTGAATGTTTGCGTATGTCTGGCGCATCTCGTTATAGTTCGATACTCGCTTGGTGTACTCTCCGCGTATCTTTTCCTCTTGTTCAAACTTTTTTTCCGGCGGTATTCCGCCAGTGTTTTTCAAAGCGTCAAGCTCCATCAATAACTTTGCAGTTTCCGCGTCAAGCTTTTTAGCCCTTGCAACGGCTTCTTTCGTTTGCTCTTCCGTAAGTCCCATATCAGTAGCCGTCTTTTTAAGGTCTAGTACTTTTGCCTTTTCGGCGTACTTAGCTTCTATTGCTGACTTTTCAGCTTCGGATGAGGCTTTAGACAATTCTGCCTTTTTCTGTTGTACAAGTATGGGGTGCTCTTTTTCTTTTCGACGCTCGTCGTTGTATTTTGAAGAAGCATCTAACGCGTCTTTCCCACCAGGAAGCGCTATTATGGTTAAACCGATAAGGTTTTCAATGGCCTTTGCGCCTTCTTCTCCCGATTCAGCTAATTTGGCGTATTCTTCAAATGTCTTTGCCCCTTCTGCATTGCCTACTTCTTTTTCAGCTTCGGCGTGTTTTCTGAGCAATGATATCCCCATTTCAGGTAGACCTGAATTAAAAGAATTGAACACGGACATTGAATCTATCAAATCTGCCCGGTTTTCTTCTTCGGTTCTGTTTTTTGCAATATTTAACAGCGTCTCTGCTTGGTCCTTGGGCAACATCATCGCTAGATTTTCGTAATCCCGAGCTCTAGCGCTAGGGTCCCGAAGCTTGTCGTATGCCGCCATAAGTTGCTGCTGCCTTTTAGCGTCTTCCTCTGCCTGGATACGAGCTTGCGTTCTTGCTTGTTCCGCATCCATAGCGGCTTCCCGCTGTTTTTGAATTGTTGACCCAAGGATATACGAATCCTGAAAAGACTGAAGAGGATTCTGCATGTTAAGCGTATAATCGTTCGGCTGCATATTCATCCATCCTTAGAACTTGATATTCCAGTTTCCCCACGGCATCGCTGTACTGTTTTGTGTTTGCGATGAAGTGGAACCAAACCCGCCAAACCCTGCAAACGCACCAAGTCCAGCCATAAACGCATTTGGTATTGAAGAGTACGCGTTTCCTTGGGCTAATGCGTTACCCGATGTTATGGATCCTTTTTGGTTCAGAAGATCTATAATTGACGAAGCATCTGGATAGCCTACGCCACTACCCACACCAACCCCGGCTGATCCAAGGACAGAAGATTGACCTATTTCAGTCATTGCCCCAAGGCGTTGATATTGTTGGTTTATCAGACTAGCCAACACTGACGGCCTAAACTGAGCTATCGCATTTTGAGTGTTTCCGCCTCGAAGTCCCCCGGTAGCCGAGGCGTTCATCAAGATAGCCTCTTCCCCTTTTGAAGTAAGAGCCGCCATTTCGGGGTTAGCTTCAATCGCCGCTATGGCTGCCTTCTGCGCCTCTTCACCAGTTTGTGCCGTTTCCGCAGCCGCAATTGCCGCGTCTCGTTTCGCGGCCGCGGCCGCTACAGCTTGATCGTAAGCTGCTTTTGAATCTGCTGTTGCATCCCCCATAGACGCGGTTTTTGTGTCTGCATTGTCTTTTACACTTAACCTTGGATCGGTGGCTGACGGAAACATTCCATTAGGATCTGTTGTTGTGGTTTGGCCGTCTCCTAAAGCCGGACCGGTATATGCTCTTTCTTTTACAGATGGATCCGTAGCATTATCCGAAACGGTCGGAGTTAAATCTGTTGCATTATCATAATCAGGACTTGTCAGTTTTTTAGAATTGGACTCTGCTTCTGCTACATCTTTTGCATATTGCGCTTGCGCGTCAGAAATTAAAAGCTCTTTTTGCCCTATTCCCATTAATGCCATTTGAGCTTTTAAGGCTTCAAGTCCAGCAGCTTTATACGGTGATAAATCAGCTTGAAGTGTATTGTATCTTGTAAGAGCTGCCGCTTGGTCGCTTTTGTACATATTCATTTGTGCGTTAAACTGGCGCTGTGCTTCGGCGGTTGCTTGCTGGTTTGCAGCGGTAGCCGCTGCCGCAGCCTTAGCCGCCGCAGAAGACTGAATATATCCGTTCAACAAACTTGCGGCAAAAGCACCGCCGGCGGCTAAAAGAGCCCACATATTAACACCTCACACATCTATAAACCCTATGATTGTAGCATGAATATTGCTACCAGCAGCAAAGTTACCATCACCAATTATATCGATACCTTTTGTCGTGGTAAATCCGCTTCCTTTTGCTATGCTGTCTCCGACGGTAAGGCCAGCGCTATTTATGAACAAAAACGCATTTCCAACAAGTGAGGCTTTAGGAATTGTAAGGCCCAAAACGGGCGTTCCGTTTGTATCTTGGATTTTTACAATAGTTGATGTCCCATCTGCCCATGCTGTTGCACCGTCTACTTTTATAAAAACAACATGTATATAGGCTTTTTTTCCAGTCCCTACAAGCGCGTCTGTCAATATGTGAACTGCCGTACCAGCCGCAGATGCAGTCAAGATGCCTGTCTTTCTAAACGGGCTTCCCGCTGGTGTGTATGTTGCACTTGTTGCACTTGTTGCACTTGTCGCGCTTGTAGCGCTTGTCGCAGTATCCGCAGTCGTTGCATGTCCTGCGTTGTCGGCGTATGCCGCAGTGTCAGCGTATGCCGCAGTGTCTACCGATGAAGAATTGACGGCGCTGAACAAGCGCTCAAACATTTTTATCATTTTTTCGTCTTTCAGAAAGGATTGTAACTGCGCTCTGGTAACCGGGATAGGTGTGCTCATACTGCAAGCGGCTCCATTGCCGCCTCAATTCTTGCAATGACAATCATAGATTTACCATCGCCCCTAAACCGTTGCGTTCTCCAGTTTCGCATAGGACCCTGTTGTAACCACATAAGGCGGCGCATCCTATCTCCACGTGATCCAGCAGATATGGGACGCTCCATGCTCCAGTTCATTCCGTCGGTAGAGTAGCTCGTGCTTACATATGACGCATCGCCTTGCTCAAGGCGCCCAGAAAGGCAAACAAGCTCAATAGAGTGAAATAGTATTCCCCTACCCTCGTTGTACACTATCGTTGTCCCAAACTCCCACCGATAAATATTGTCAAACTGCTTTGACGTGTCTTTGCTAAGATATCCATAATCGCTATTCGTAGAATCAAACACTATCCATTTATCGTAGCACCATACCGGGTCGACTATGCGATATTCTGCAAACCCTTCCGTTGCGCTTGTGAGTTGATACCATACAGAAGAGCTAAGCGCCTTTGAAGCTTCAAGATCATAAACAAGCGTTCTATCGGGCAAACGAATCCAAAGCGTTTCATGCGCTTCATGCATTCTTGCAGACACCACCGCATTTGATAGTTCGGTTTCTGTGTATGTCAAAAGTATGTCTTCTATCTCTCTGGTACTTATCTTCAAAGCTATAGCGTTTGATCCAAGATATACGGCCGGTGGCTCATTTCTTCCACCACCAAGAAAAGCGACAGAGTCGTTCAATATGCAAGCACAATGAGATCCGCACGCGCCTTTTTGTATTTGTGCGCCTTGAATCCTGGTAAACGGGAAAGTTGTTCCTCCGGTATTTTCAAATACTTCAATGGTGTGTCTGTTAATCGCGTGTATTTCATTCCTAAGCTTTATTACCTGGACAATGGGGTCGGGGTCTATTTCAGACGATCCATACCGGAGCGGGTTTACGCTCATCGGATTACCGATATCCGTGACAACTAAATAGTCACCATCGGTCGTCATGAAGTAACCGTCTACCCATTCGACGCTAATAACGTTTCCTAGATCAGCGTCGGTTAACTGTACCAATACGTCATCGTTCCAATAAAACAAATTGTTGTTTGAAGCTATGGCAAGAAGCTCAAAAGAATACGTAAACGTTACATGTTCATCGTTGTGGTTCCCAACGTTTCCTAGCACATCAAGGCTATAGTCTGCGTTGATTCTAACAAGCGAACTTCCAAATACAGCGTAACATTTACCCCGCCAGTTTACGGCACCGCGCGGAACTCCCAAGCTAAGCCCATACCCCAACCTAACGGCACCCTCTGCGGGACGCAAATACCCGGCGCTTATTCCAGTGTTGACAGGAACCGGAACCATGTTAACAGGGTATGACGTGCGGAAGTCTGCGTTGTCTGTGTAAATCCCTGTTAAGATGGGTATCTGCATTAACTACCACCTATGCCCGGCTGAATGTTAAGGGTAGTCCCCGCTGCTGATATGTATGCAATCGTGTCTTCCCCGTCTGCCTTTCCAAGCACAACAGACTCCGCGGAACGAATCGGGATATCTGCCGTTGTAGCGGTTTGCGCTCCGGTACCGATGCGTACATAGCAGATACTAGCTCCAGAATTAACAAACCGAACCGACCGAGCTACTTTATCGATAGAAGTTGAGGCCGAAACGGCGGCGGGTGTAACAACTTGGTTAGCGCCTCTCGCTGCGTAAAAAGGTATCATAAATCCCCCTTATCCTATTCGATACCATGTTGATAAAACAATGTCGTATTTCATGACAAAATATCCGTTCGCAGAAAGCGCCGTCGGAGCACCTACCACGGTCGCCCCGTTCCCGTCCATGGTGAGCGTTGCGACCGACTGAGTGCAGTTTACCGTTACGACTTGTTTGTCGATCGCGTTTGCAAGCGCCGGTAGTTTGATAGTTCCCGCAGCGTATCCGGCCAAAGGGGTAAGAATCAAATGAATGTCTTCTGATCCGTCGGTAATTGTTGCGGTGAATCCAGAAGCGGCCGGAGCGTAGTATTGCGTCGTCGGCTTGCCATACGTAAGCGATGCCTGAATCCACGCAAGAAGGTCCGTACCAGATACTTCTCTAAAGTCGCTTTGATTCGCTTTTTCTATTACGAAAAGATCGCCGGTTGATACGGTATTGGTTATCGTCAGTTTCGGCATACTACCACCTTATTCAAAAGTCGCTTCATATTCATGGCGTTCAATTATTGCGCTTTCTTGCTCAAGGAACGTATCATCCGTGTCTTTATGCCCGGCTCCCATGGGTATTCCGGTAATAACCATTTCCCTCGGAGTAGAGTCAAAGGCCATAACCGTATTGAGCGCGTGGCGCGCCGTGGCTTTTGTTTCTGCGCTCACTACTTTTCCGTAGCTTGGGGCAATCCTGATCGCAAGGTTGGTTATGACGGCTTCCAACGCCATGTCGGGTATTCCAGCGTCTTGATCAAGCGTAGATCCCGACTGAGCAACAGGAACCGGATATGATAGCCGTATCCCGCGCCCGTTCCATTCCGCAAGCATTGAATCGAGCCGGTGTAGCGCTTCAATTTTTTGTTCGGGTAAAACGTCAAAAGTATATTCAGCGATTCCTATTTCAGAAAGCGCCGAGCTTATCAATTGACGTTTGGTGTAGCTCATTTAACAATCCTTGAAACACGGGCAGCTTGCTTGCGCGCTTCTTCTTTGGCCTTTGCGAACCGCTTCGAGTTAGCCTTAATTTCTTCCGCGCGCATCAACGTGCGGACGTCTTCCTCGGCTTGCCAGTCAGCCTCGCTTTTTTGTTCTGGCATCATGCTAATTTTTGGCTGGACGTCCGCGCCTTTTTTCTGCGGGCTTTTCGTCGACGACTTCTTTTGATTCGACTGACTCGACTTTTTCGTCGGTACTACCTTTATCCCCATTCAGTGCCTCCGGTAACGTTGCAAAGAATCCGGCTTCAAGCGCGGCTTCAAGCTCTTCTTCGTCCAGTACGCGTTCAAATCCATACGAACCGCCAGCGCATTCGCACGGGCCCGGACTTGTATATACCAACCTCGGGAAATCCATTTACACCTCCAAAAAGTACCGGGCCGTTTCCAGCCCGGCTTTCAGTTACCCGATGCGATACGCGACCCAGGCGTTCGTTCCCGCATAGCGGAAGCGGAACGTTCCATAGCAATTGAACGTTGACCCGGACGGCCCAACCGTCGGCTCTCCGACGATAGTAACGTCACCGTCTCCGGCGGTGAGAGTGTCGATATCGTCAGCTCCGGCCCCGATCGTTATCAGGGTGAAATCGAACGAATCGCCGACTGCAAGGTCAGTGGGACACGCCGCAGTTATCAGGGCCCCGGTCGGCGTGGTGAGCGTTCGTCCCGTGGTGATGGTATGAACACAAATCCCGCCGATGATCTGCGCCCCGGTTACGCTTTGGTTTCCGTCGACTTTGTCGATCTGCGCGGCCTGTTTTCGGAACTGGTACGTTCCGCGATTGAAGGTTCCACCATCCAGGCCTGAGCCGTTTTTCGCTCCAGGAGTGAGGAGAACCGATCCGCCCGAAGCGTTTCCATTGGTTCCCGCTCCACCGGTTACCGTCGCCGCGCCGCCCTTCCCGGAGGTCGCGCCGCCAGCACCACCCGTTACGGTCGCCGCCCCGCCGACTCCGGTCGCCCCCGGCTCTCCGCCTTTTATCGCCGCCGCCCCGCCTGCGTTACCGGCCGTGGAAGACGTTCCGCCGACCACCGTAACCGATCCGCCCTGCGCAGCGGCAAGGCCGGACACAGTAGCGGCCGCGTCAGTGAGTGACACGCTCGCCACCGGCTCGAAAATCTTCGGGGCGGCGCCGACTTCGTAGTAACAGTCGGACGGCCCTGCGTCGATCTTTACCGTAGACGCAGCGGAAAACGCAGCCGTCAAGTATTCAGTACCCGCTACGGTCGTGTAGAGATAATCCCACTTATCCGTATAGTTCGGATATCCCACTTGCTGTGAAAGAACCGCAGGGGACATGGAATACATGGCGATTTTTTCGCCAGCGGGTACCGCTATCTCTTTCGTTCCATTCGCATAAACTAAATTGGCCATCTCTTCTACTCCTTGTTTAATGGCGGGGATTCCTCCCCGCCTGTTCCGTTAGGTCTGGCTGAACAGGATGATCCCGCTCATTTCGGTGTTTTTGATGATCACCCCGAACCGCGTATCTATGCGGATCTTGAACTTGCGGATGTCAATGTCGTATTGCTTTTGCATGACGACCTCGAGGCCGTTGTCCAAGGTGGCACGCATGACCGCGACACCATCCGAAGGGATCACGAGACGGCCCGGCAGAAGTTCAAGAGAATCTTTCTGCCAAAAAATGTTCGCATACGCCGCAACCGTGTTGAGGAACACAATAGCCGAGTTGGCCGCAGGGGTCCCTACGGTGCAGTTTTGATACTGCAATTCCGGTTGCGTCCCACCTTGCGCCGTAATGAGGGGCGGGGTAATGGTCGCGTGAGTCGCATCATCCACCGAGACAACGCGGAAAGTCTTGAGCTGACCGGTGTCTTCTTTGGTGATGTGATGCACGGCGTTGACGGTCGCAATGGTGAAACAGTCACCGGCGACCACTCCGGCGGTGGAAGACCATACGGTAGACTGGAAACGATTGTCGACGTTCGACCGTTGACCCGTGGTAGCCACGGAAGTCGCAGCCGGAACGTACACATTTCCGCCCGCCGCGAGGGTAGTGATAGTCAGACCGGCTCCGCCACCCGCCGCCGCGAGGCGAATCGAACTGTCCATTTTGAACGTTTCGAAGCTTGCCACGGGGCCGACGTATGCGCGCTCGTAGGCGTTCATCGGCTTACCCTGCATGGTAGCACGGCCCGCAAGATTTCCGGCCATGCCGTTGTAATCGCGGGTAGAAAGAGCAAGGAACCGATCATACGACGGGACTCCCTGCTCGTTCATGATGGCTTCACACAGAGCCACGTCATCGAACCCGGTCGCCGCGACGGTGCGCTTCACGACAAGCGACCCCTGGTAGGCGGATACGTTCATCGCCGCGACGTTTACGTCTGAGGCCAACCGCTGACGGGCGGCATCCGCGATCCGGCCTTCCTGCAAGGCATCGCGAAGCTCGGTCGCTGACATGATCCACGAAACGTGTTTATCGTAGCCGATGGTCGCCGGGACGGTGAGTTGCGTCACATCGTCGAAGTCGGCGGTCGCATCCGATCCGTCATGGCTCGTCATGATGTACGGCATCGGGCGATTGATGACATCACCCGTCCGCTCCATCGTCTGGTCATCGGTACGGTAGATGTTCATGTTTTTAGACATTACAAGGCCGTCTTCAAATCCTTCGCAGACATCCTCGAATGCAACCTTTTCTTCTTTGCTGAAATCGTTGGCCATCTTAGGCCCTCCTAAAAATTGAGAATCAACCGGTCAAATACCGATTATAGAACTCTCATCCTTTAGGCCGGACGGATGGCCAACAACTACCGAATCTAGGTACGGCGTCCCTTTATGTACTTACGCTCCGCGCTTTTCACGCAATTGCTTTTTGTATGCACTTACTTTCGAGTAATCACCGGTCCTTGACGCTTCCTCTCGGAGTCTCTCAAGAGTGTTGTCAGTCACACCGGAAAGACCCGCGTTACCCGTTACTCTTCGCTCCGGGTTAACGGCGGGCTTCTTCTCTACCTTCACTTGCGCCTCCAGTCTCGCAATTGCAAACGCAAACTCTATGGGGTCATTTATCGCGGCAATCTCTTTCGCCTTCGCCGGACTTTTACCAAGCGCATAAACGACAAGTGCCGGGTCCTTGGCCCCGTGGATAATTATACCTCGCTGTGTTTGATTTAGCAAGTCCGCGACTGCCGACTCGGCTCCTTCAAAGTCGTCTACCTTTATTTCTTCCCGCGCCTTCTGATATGACGCCAATTTTGACGCCCATTTTTCTTGTTCTTTGCGCGCGTTTTGTTCAACTTCGGCTTTCTTTGCGTTCACCGCTTGCTCTTGGGAAATGTACACGGCCATCTTTTTCTTAAACTTTTCGGTATCGTAGTCAATGTCAGGATCGTCAAGTTTTGGCTCCGGTCCTATCTCTAGTTCTTTTTGTGGCGCCGACTCGTTAAGTTTTCTTTTTGTTTCGCGTAAGTCGCGTTCAAGGTCTCGCTTTTCCTTTTCAAGCTTTCGGTTTAGCTCCCTGGTTTTCTTTACCCACGCAGGAGCCTTTTGTACCTCTTCCTCTTCCGGCTCTTCATCTTTAGCGTTTACCTGCTCGTCACCGATGGATACGACAAACGCTTCATCGGCCGCAGGCTTCGACTCATCAACCGTACCCGTCTCATCGGAACTCTGATCCTCTACAACTTCGCCAGTGTCTTCCGCCATTCCTTAACCTTTCCTCACTCGCATTTATACGCCCGAGCGGGTAGCGTCTTCTTTTTGCTTACGCCTATAACTAACGATGCTACTAATGTCTTTATCGTTTTCTAAAACGTCGTTTACAATATCCATTAATTTTTTGTCTGCTCTGTCTATCTCAACAAACAAAGCTCCCCCGTTTACCAGTTGTCCTATGTTTGTCTTTCCGTTTTTCTCGCGAATAAAACATCTAGCCATTATTTCCACCTATCAAGCCCTGTGCTTGTGGGGTAGCTGATTCGGCTATCTGTATAGCCCTTTCGCTTGTGTCCATGTCAACGTTTGCAAGCGTCTCTATGGTTTTAGCTTTAGTCAATTCGACATCGGCTACCGTCTTCAACACGCTTGCCCTGGCTTTTACCGCGTTTGCGCTGGCCTCTTCTGCCATGGCCATTAACGCTTCCGTCTGCGGGTCGGGCTGTTGCGCCGACGCTGCTAGCACCTTCGCCTCTTCGTCGGTCGGCTTTTCGGCTCCCATCCTAACAAGCCGTTTACGGAAAAACTCGTTAACACTTGCAAGCCCTTCGCCTTCAATGTTTTTCATGATCATGCCCAGAAGCACCTGGCGCGCTTCCATGTCTTCCTGCGGCACGAACGCAAGTATGTTTGTTAGCGAGCGTACCGTTGCCTCACGCCTAGAAGTAGACGAAGGCCCAACCGTTACCGACACGTCAAAAACGGCGCGCGATAGGTCATTACCCTTGATCAACTTCCCGGCTTTATCCTTCGCCACGGTCTCAAGCTCGACCGTCCCAACTTCTTCGCCGACCCCGATCGTTTTCATCTTGCGACCGGGCTCGACATATATGTCTTTCGCCATGGAAAGCCACACTTCGGCCGCGCGCCTGATAGCCTTTGAAAAGTTGGAAATATAAATATACGTCTGCATGTCGAGACGCGTTTGAATAGCTTCAACCGCTTTCCCTGAAATGTTTGACACCATCTTGTCGGCTTCTTGCTGATTGCCGAGCATTTCCTTGAGCGATATATCCGTGATCGTCATCAATGCCGCGTTAGCTTGCGGGATCTCCGGCGGTTTTGTATATGCCATAGGGCCGGCGGGCATCGGGTTTCCATCTGCGCCGGTAATAGGATTTAAAAGCAAATATGCGAAGTTTTTTATGTTGTCATTAGCCCATGATTGCTCATGGTTTCTTATCTGCTCAGGGGTAAATATAGGCTTAGACAAAGGCGACATTGCGCTGATCTCACCAAGTTTTGATATCTGCATATTGAAAATACGCTGTACGTCTTTTGTCAGACGAACATGCCCCATGCACCTCTCGACGTTATCGATAAACCAACGCTTGCCGTAAACCGGAATAATAGGGATGTTTTCTCCGGCGATAAACCCTAAGTCCTCCAGGACCGAATTACCCGAAAGGATGTACTTGTGTACCGCGCGAGTCTTAACTCGTTTCCGCCTGGTCTCTTTGTATCCGGTAGCCGTTAGCTCTGCAAGCTTCTCCGGCGTTATATCATCATCCCATAGTTTAACTTCATCGCCCGATGTCCCTTGATACGCGACTCGCCACCGGCCCTTATCTTCAACCTGGTAATACTCGGCGACATACACTACGTCAGGGGTAAACCAATCAAACTCGGTTTTCTTGGTGTCATCTAACAGCGAAGACGCAGCCTCATTATATTCGCTTTCAAACGCGTCTTTCGTTTTGGAAAACACGACAAAGCAATGATTCGCATCGGACTTGTCTTGACGTTTCGCGTCCAGGTCAAACCATACGGACGTATCGGCGTCGTATATCGGCTCTATGCGTATGCGCTGTCTATCATCGTCGGGATCGTATTCGTCTTCGTACTCATTGCATAGACGGAACGCACCAAAACCTCCGCCCACCGCTTCCTCAAACGCGTTATCGTATGCCTCTTCGGCGCTGGAGTCGTATTCGTCAGCACGGAACAAACCATCGCAGGTGTCGGCTAGCTCGTCGTCTGTGTCGCCATCTTTGGAAATAAAATCGGCTGATATCCTGTTATTTCGGTATTCGTTGAAGATTCTTATCACTGCAAGGTGTATCTTGTTTACTTCAAACTTCGGCTTATTTTCAAACTGTTCGCCTAGATTCCCTTCCCATTGCGCTCCGGTTATAGAGTAGAATCGGCGATCCTCAAGGCATTGTCGGCGCTCGTCTCGCATGGCTTCTTGTATGCGGTCAAACTGAAGCATCGCTTCGGCGTGTATCTTTGCTAAGCGTTCATCGTTCGTTAGCCTGGGCATTTACTTTTTTCCGCCCTTGCGCTTTCCACCTTTCTTGCATCCCATAGTTAGCTCCTAGTATTCACTTTCTCTTGTCGCAAGATACTTCACACGATCAGCCGGTATAGAGTTTAACACCCTTACCTCTATGATTTCAATGGTCCTATCGTTTCTAAATATGCAATCGTCTTTTTCTGTTAGCGTCACCTGGTATAAATCAAGCTCTGGTAGATCGTCACCCCTAAACATCGGCGTTACATAAACGTAAGCCTTCCACGCATCCGGCGACGTGCATATATATGGCGGTATCCACGTCTCATTCTTACCAGTTACCGGGTTTTCATATTCTATCGCGTTTCCGTTTAATACGGTTAATCCGTTTTTTAATATGCTGTTCCTATTTTTTGACGGGCTCCAGTGATAGACGATCATCTTACCACCTATTAGCTATCGGCATTACAGAAGCGACAATTTGCTCTTTCTGTGCCTTCACAATGGCCGGGAACAATTCAGCAAGCCCCCATATCAATGCATCTGCACGGTTGGGAGACTTGCCACCAATATAACCCACACTTGAGAATCCTGCAAGCTCTTCCTCCATTTCAACAAATCTACCCACGTGGCGGACCTTTCCTTGCTCGTACAATGCAGAAAAAGGCTCTGCCCTAACTGTTTTTCCACGACTTGCCGTAACGCCCTTGAATAGCGTACGAGGCCTAGCAACCTGTATTGTTTGTTTAACCATTGCACCGCCGAAGTTTGTTTCTCCGACTATGCAGTCTCCGGCGTGTCTATCATACGCCGCCGTTGCAACTCTTCCCCATGTTCCAGGTCCAGCCTTTACGGTATCGTCCTCAAGAACATACGCGTTCCCGTCTGTGCCCAAAGCAACCACAACTATCCCTATTTCGTCATTGTCTGCATTATCAATATCATCCGATCCGCTAGGATCTACAGCTATAACCACACGTACAAAATCGGGTACAGCGCCGTCTATAACTCTCCACTTGTCTATGTTTTCATCCGGGAATAAAGCGTTAGGAGTAGCATCTGCAAAGCGACCATCTAAAAACCGTGTTCGCATTCTTGCAGGCATTGCTTGCAATTGCT